GCGGGTCTTGATAACAGCCAAGGAAAGTATTTTTCTTATACTAGTGATTCAGCAATAAATTACTTTTTAAAGAGAGCGCCAGGATTTTTTGATCATCTAGCTTATTCGGGTACAGATTCTGTAAACACGCATCAGCATAATTTAACTGTGCAACCTGAGATGATGTGGATTCGTAAGTTAAATACAAGCAGTGCTGACGCTCTTGTGTACCATAAAGATTTAAGTGCAAGCACAGACTTACGACTTAATACAAATGCCCCCTCAACAGATTCAAACATTTATAATAATACTAGGCCGACAGATACGGTGTTTACAGTAGGCACATCTCATAAACTTAATAATAATGAAGGGTCTGTAAACTACTATGCTATGCTTTTTGCGTCAGTAAGTGGTGTTTCAAAAGTAGGCAGTTATACAGGAAACGGCTCAAATCAAACTATAGACTGTGGCTTTACAGCAGGTGCAAGATTTATTCTCATTCGCAGAGCAGATGCAGGGGGTTATAATAGTACTGTTAGGTACTACGTTTGGGATACGGTTAGAGGTATAACTAGTGGAAGTGATCCGCACATTCACCTTTACAGAGAAACAACGTCAGAACCTTCAGACAGTAGTATTAACCCTCACTCAAGCGGTTTTATTGTCAACGAAATAAGTGCGACTAATATCAATGTCTCAAGCGCATCTTACATCTTCTATGCCATTGCGTGAACCATAATCAACTGACGAAAGGAGTATCAACTGATGTCAGAATATCGTGAAAGAAGTACAGGCGAAGTAAAATCGCAAGGCGAGTGGAGAGCAGCATTTCCGCAAATGTCATTGCCTCGCGTATGGGGTGCTAATGTTTGTAACGCTATGAATATAGACCCCGTACTGGCAAGCCCAGCTGCTACAGTTAGCGCATATCAAGTAAGTGTGCGTGATGGCGTTGAGCAAGACGCAAACGGTAATTGGGTGCAGCGCTTTGTAGCTCGTGACATGTTTGCTGATACGACTGACGAGGATGGCAAGAAGACTACTAAGGCAGAGCATGAGGCTGCATATCAAGCAACTCAAGATGCAGACACAGCCGAAGGTCACAGAGTTACACGTAACAAGCTTCTAGCTGATACTGATTGGACGCAAGTCAATGACAGTCCGTTGGCTAACGATGTTAAAACACAGTGGGCGGTTTATAGATCTGAACTCCGCAACATTACAGATCTTGATGAATGGCCGAACCTCGCTGACGAAGACTGGCCTATAGCACCGTAAGGATAGAGCATGGATAAACGTACACGTACACTTTCTCAAGCACACTCTCGCATAGATCAAGTCGAGAAAGATGTTGTAGAAATTAAGACTACTATTACGCTTACAGTAAAAGACTTGCAGCAGAGGATTAAGCGTTTAGAGATGATACTAATCGCAATTACTGGCGCAAGCTTACTGCTTCTAATACGCATGAACTTTTTAGGTTAGGCATATGGACCCGGTTACAATCAGTGGTTGCGTAGCTCTTGCCACTGGCAGTTTTAAAGCCATCAAGGGAGCAGTCTCCGCTGGTAAAGATCTAAGTGATATAGCCGGGCAACTAAATCAGTGGGGCAAAGCTTGCTCGGATTTCGCTATGCTTCAGCAACGTGAGGAGAACCCTCCGTTCTGGAAAAAAACATTTAAAGGTAGCGATGAGGAAAACGCTATCTTGATATGGAATAATGAGCGTAAATTTAAGGAGATGCGCCAAACCTTAAAAGACGAAATCAGTTTCGTATACGGACCATCCGCTTGGAAAGAAGTTTTGGCAATTGAGGCGCAGCAACGTAAAAGGCGTAAAGATGAACTGTATAAAAAACAGGAGCAAATTGATGCGGCTATTAACTTTGCTATTGGGTTTATTATTTTTGTCCTCAGTGGTGGTATCTTGTTCTGCATTTTCTATTTCATCGGCAAATGGCAAGGGCGTTGGTGATCATGTGGGTGCTATTATGGTTACAATTAGTGAGTGGAAGTTTTGATCATTACCACGTAGGTAGTTACTCTAGTGAAGAAGCTTGTAAGCAAGGCAAAGCAGAAGCAAAGGTGCTAGTCACCAGCCAAAACTCTAAAGTAGTGTGTATTAAAATTGAACGGTGATATTAAAGGAATGGCGTAATAAATTTATTATCTATGATAAAAATGGAAAAGTTGTTATAATTACACGCGATAAAAATATAGCGATTAGATACGCAAGGTTTTTAAGATGACAGAGTTTGATAAGGCAGATACCAATAACAACGGTGTTATAGAACGTGCTGAGTGGAACAAGCTAGCCTTAGAAGATCGAAGGCTTGAGATGATTGACCGGGATCTAAAGCGTAACGCGGAAAGGCGTTTCACTGGTTTTGCTTTGATGGGTATGTTGATTTATCCATTTATAATATTGCTAGCTTCGGTGCTTGGGTTTGATAAAGCGGCAAGTTTAATTACAGATATTGCTAGTGTTTATGTGATTGCTGCAAGCGGTGTAGTTGCTGCGTTCATGGGCTTTAATGCCTACAGTGCAAAGGCTGAGAGCAAAAAGACTAGTATACAGATGGAGGAAAACTAATGCTACAATCCATTATTGGTCCAATAGCGGGTCTGGCGGGCAGTTGGCTTGATGCAAAGTCTCAAGCACAGGCTGCAAGTGCAAAGTTAAAACTTACAGAGGCAGAAGCCAAAGCAAAGATCATGCTGAGTAAAGAGACTTCTGTTGCTGATTGGGAGCGCATTATGGCACAGGGTTCTCAATCGAGCTGGAAAGACGAATGGTTCGTAATTGTCCTGTCAATTCCACTTGTTTTGGCGTTTATTCCAGGCACAGAAGGTTGGGTAGATAAGGGTTTTGAACAACTTTCCAAAGCACCTGATTGGTATTTCTACAGCTTAGGCATAGCAATCTCTGCATCGTTTGGTGTCAGGGGTGTACAGAAGTTCTTTAAGAGGTAATTATATGTCTGATTTAAAAATACCTGTAGCTCTCGTCTTTGCTATGGCTGTTCAGTTGGTAGCTCTTGTATGGTATATCAGTGGAATGGTTCACGACATAGAACATTTAGAAGGCACTGTATCAGCGCAACAAGACTTACTTAATATTATAGATCGAGATGTAAACGATCTGTGGGCTTTCTGTACATTCACGGAAAACAAATGGGCAGAAGCTTACACTAGTGATATGGTGTATGAAAGATTGTGTGGAACAAAGGAGTTTGTTAATGAGTAAGGCTCTTAAAAAACTACAAGAAAAATGTGGTGCTAATGCAGATGGTAGCTTTGGCCCTAACACTGCAAAGTCTATATGCAATCATTATGTTTTAAATGCAGAACGTGGCGCTCACTTTCTAGGTCAATTAGTACACGAAAGCGGTACGTTTAGGTATGTAGAAGAAAACCTAAATTACAGCAAAGAAGCAATATTAAAAGTATTTGGTAAATATTTTGAAAGCGAAAGTGACGCAGAAACGTGCGCTAGAAACCCACAAGCATTAGCAGATCGAGTTTACGGACACCGTTACGGCAATGATGGACAAGGGTATTTATGGAGAGGGCGTGGATTTCTGCAATGCACTTTCAAAGAAAACTATGCAATGTTTGCTGATGATATGAACTTGCCGGAGGTTATGAAAGATCCAGATTTAGTTGCAACTGATTACCCAATGGAAAGCGCCTTGTGGTTTTTTAAGCGTAATGATTTGTGGGATATTTGCGATGTGACGCCAAGCGATGATTCTGTAAAAGCTCTTACAAAAAAAGTAAATGGCGGTTATAATGGATTAAAACATCGGCAGAAAGAAACACATAAAATATATGGGTGGTTAAATGGCTAAAAGCACAGTCAACAAATCTAACACTTATACTAAACCCAAGATGCGTGAACGTCAGTTTCGTTCAATACTTAATAGTAGTGTTCAAGGAACAGCCGCTGGAAAATGGTCGGCTCGTAAAGCACAACTTCTTGCTAAAAGATACAAGGCTGCTGGTGGAGGATACAAGTCGTGAAAGCTCGGCAACGATCTTTAATGAATTGGAGTAAGCAAAACTGGCGTACTAAATCTGGTAAGAAGTCTAGTGAAACTGGTGAGCGTTACCTGCCAGAGAAAGCAATCAAGGCTTTGACACCAGAAGAGTATGCTGCGACTACACGAGCTAAACGTGCTGGTGGTGGCACTGGTAAGACTGTACCACAGCCAAAGAAAATCAGAGACAAGACAAGAAAGTATCGGAGCTAGGTATGGCTAAGACACCAGCATGGCAACGTAAAGCGGGTAAGGCAAAGAAGGGTGGTCTTAACGAAGAGGGTCGCAGGTCTTACGAGAAAGAGAACCCAGGCTCAGATCTCAAAGCACCTGTGAAATCTGGCAACAATCCTAGACGTGCATCGTTTCTACAGCGCATGGGTAATATGAAGGGTCCAGAGCGTGATGATAAAGGCGAGCCAACACGGTTGCTGCTGTCTTTAAGGGCTTGGGGTGCATCAAGCAAGGCTGATGCAAGAGCAAAGGGCAAACGAATATCAGCAATAAACAAAAGGAAGAAACAAAATGCCTGAGAGATTAGAACGTAGCCTGATGAACCAGGCAAAGAAAAAAGGTCTTACTGGTAAAGAAAGAGACAAATATGTATATGGTACGTTGACTAAGGTTGCCGGACCAAAGGGAAGTAAACAAGCAGCGAGGACAGGAAATGTACGGAAAAAAACGTAAACCTAAAAAGTCTATGATGAATGGCGGCTATGGCAAAGGGAGTTAAATATTAATGGCAAAAGGGGTTAAACATTACTTGCCCAATGGCAAGGAATACACCGGGGCTACACATAAGATGCCCGACGGCTCTTTGCACACTGGAGCAAAGCATACAAAAAGCAGTCAGGTTTTGTCGCATAAGAAACCAAAGTCTATGATGAATAAAAAGTAAGCTATGGTCTTGGCATAGGCTTTACGTAGTCTTTTGACATAACGTCGGTGCCTTTGCAGTATATGTGTACGTTCTTAGGACCATACGCTTTATCTAAGGTATCGTAAAATGCCTCTTTGCTGTGACTACAGTTATCGTAGCTAGGTAAGAGTAAGCTTGTTGATACTAGTTCGCCTTGCACTGCATAACTTATCATTAAAAATGTAAAATATGTTTTTATCATTGTGTACACCTCATAGTTTATTTATTGTTGTGTCTGGGGCAGAACCTCCGTCTGCCCCACGACTTATATCCAAGGTTCCATAGGTAACGTAATATGACGTTTACGCTCCACAGTATTGGTAGTTGTCTTACCTTTACCGTTTGCCCTATGAAACTCCACACCCATTCTATACGCAAGTGTGCGTAAGTTAGACGGATCTATGCCTAACTTATCAGCAGCATTTTTTATAGTATAATCTTTATACTGCTCGAGAAGTTTTTTTGTTTCGTAATAGTACCGAGTTTTTAAAGCTGGGTATGGTTTCATGGCTAAAATGGAATTTCGTCCTCTCCCAAGGGAGGCTCAGAAAATTGTTGTTGTTGCGTCTGTTGTTCTTCCATTGGTTTGTTAGGAAACAAAGGAAAGCTTGCAACTTTAGGCCACATTTTTGGATCATCTCCGTTTCGATGTTGCAGTTGTACGCTCACAGATATGCCATGATCTATCATTGCTTTCTTGACCTTCTCTGCTACAGCTAATGTAGCTTGGTCATAGCGTTTGTCCTTGGGCACGTTAATCCATGCTGAAGCTCTCATTTCTACAGCCTGTCCGTTGTTCATAAAGCCATCTATAGTTAGTGACTTTACCCCTAATGTTGGTCTATTGCTCAAAGCTATTCTCCTTTTCTGTTAATCTTTTTACTAGCCTTTGAAATAATTCTGGATAACTAGACTTGAGTTGATCAAGCCAGGCATCATCCGTCTTTCTATCAACTTCAGCAAGTTCTCGTTTAGACTTTGATTGTTGATATTGTTTGGTTAAATCTGTACACCACGCAACCCATTGTGCTTGGTTTTGTGGCATGGTTTCAGCATTGTTCTCCTCTTCTTCTATTTCTTTTAAAGCTGTTTCTTTTCTTTTGGCTGCAACAAGCTCATTGGCTGAAGCATAGCTACCACCGTGTAGCCCAATGGATGCTAAGGCTCTTCCTATCGCGGAAGTCTCTCCGTTCTCTATGGCACTTGTTTTGTTTACATTTGAAGAACCGCGTATTTCTTCAGCGTACCCACTGCCTATTATCATTCCGTCTTTGTTTTTAATAACAGCTTGCACTATAACACGTTGTCCATTGTCATCTACAATATTTGTTTCAATGCCCATGTTGGTTCCAAAAGCTTTTCGAAAAGCCTCGATGCGTACAAATACCTCTGTGTATTTTTTACCACCACGTTGCGTAACGCCGTGAGTACGGTTGAGGTCATTGACCTCAGCCATTGCTTTAATTAAATCTGTCATCTTTTACCAAACAATCCTTTCGCCATCATTAAAAACTCAGGCGCTAAATCACGCCACACAAAACTGTCTGCAAAATGCGGATCAGTTAAATTAAGCAGATCAACAACATCATCTGCAACTTTCATTAATTTTTCTCTGCGTCTGCAAGCGACAGAAATATCTTGTAACGCATGTTCTAACTCTGATTCTGAAGGCTCCAAGACTACGTAGCCTAACCGATTAGCATAGACAATCTTAGGCACTATCTTTGAAAGATACCAATACCCGGCTATCTGTGTCATATGCGGTGCTTTGATTTTCTTGGGCAATGAGTTTGCTCTTGGACTATCTGTATGTGCTTGCTGATCCCACTGTGTCTTTAGCTCTACACGGCCTTCTCCGTAATCTGGCTTACCAAAGTACGGTAGTTCACAGTGAGGTATGTTTCCGTGTAGCTCTATCTCTCCACCAATACGGTTAGCACCTTGCATAGCTTCTCGGATACCACTTGTTGCGTTCTCACAGACCAAAGAAAACTCAGCCATTGTAGGTTCTTTGGATTTCTTGCCCTCACTATCATAGCAAATGCTTTCTCTGTGAGATAACACAGCTTTGTCTACATCCATGTCGTGCCAATAGGGTGGTTTGTATCCATGTAGCATATTTATTGCTTCACCGTATGCTTCTGTTACGTCTGCATCTTCCACAAGCAACATATCTGTGTAGACTTGTACGGCCCGTCCACTGACCATGTTTGTGTTATCGTTGTACTGAGTATGTCCTTGTGGGTCTTTGTAGTAGGCACTGTCGTACAATACTTTCCTTGCCCAACCTTGATCGCCTTCAATGTCACCGCGTAGTATTGCCCATGCTTTATTTCTCATTGGGCGCAGCACTGACTTATCAAAGAATGTCCAGGCATCAGGTGTGCTCGGATTGCTGTGCCACTTGTAGTTGAACCTATCAGCCCAGTCTGTTTTTCGTATGCCCATTTGTTATACCTCTTGACATTTTGTGTTAAAGATGCACGATATGTCAAATATAGTCAAGGGGTTTTATAGATGAAATTAGAAGAATATCGTAAAAACGCAAAGATGACATTGAAGCAGTTAGCTGAGAAAGTAGGTGCTCCACATGCTACAGTTGTACGGCGTTGGTGTTTGCCTATCGACCATAAGGATTACAAGATACCATCTGCTAAGTATATGAATTTAATACAAGATGCGACGATGGGGCAAGTTACGCCCAATGATTTTTACAGATGAATTTACTACGTCATGTTGATTTATGTTCGGGTATCGGAGGTTTTGCTTTAGGGTTTCAGTGGGCTAATTTGAGTAAGCCTATTATGTTTTGTGATATAGAGCCTTGGAGTAGACAGATCCTGTCAAAGCATTGGCCTGACGTTCCAATTGCTACAGATGTAAAGGAGTTAGCAAATGACCCAGATGGACTTGTTCCACACTGCGACATCCTCACAGCCGGATACCCATGCCAACCATTTTCACAAGCCGGGCAGCGAAGAGGCAGTGAAGATGACCGACATATCTGGCCGCACATATTTTCCATTGTTCAAAGAAAACGACCCTCTTGGTGCGTTTTCGAGAATGTTTATGGGCACGTCTCAATGGGTCTCGACGAAGTGTTATCTGACTTGGAGAGGGAAAGCTACGCCACAAGGCCGTTCGTTGTTCCAGCTTGTGCCACGGACGCACCTCACAGAAGAGACAGACTCTGGATCATCTGTAGAAATGTGGGCGACACCAAACACGATGGATCACCTACCGCAAAG